GCATCTGCCTTGATACCGGCTTCTTCAAGGAGTGCACCGTAGGCGTAACCGACGCAGTTAGGCAGGCAGCTGTTGCCGCTGATCTTGATGCAGAGGTTATAGCCGCCGCCATCCTTATGAATGTAGTACAGATTTGTGTTTGATGGCGCTGTGGATCTGAGTCCGCTGGAATCTCCGATGCCTTCAGGCAGCACATCGGGATCCTGATCAGGATACTCGATGATGGCACCATCGAGAAGCAGAGCTTCCTCAACGCCCGACAGAGTGATCTCTGTCTGTACAGTGTTTTCAAGTTCGCTCATAATATCGTTTCCTTTCTTTGATATAAAAAACAGATCATTCGCTGATCCGTTTTTTAATATCTTCAAGCCTCGCTTCATATACTTCTGTATCGTGATACATGTGGAGCAATGTGACGAGCTCGTCCATCATGGCAGTCAGATCGCTGATAATCGCCGACTCCGCCACAGCTATCTTCTGCCAGTCAACCTCAGACATCACTCCACCAGCTTCCACCCGGCAGGATATGCCGACGGTGACCAGACATTTCCGTCGATAATCGACTCGTAAATGTGGCCGTCGAATCTAACCTGATCGCCGATCATGTATGGGTTCGTGCTGTCCGGCTGTTCCCAGTCGGGAATCTCTGTCTGCTGGCCTTCCTCATCCGTAGGAATGAGAACCTTGGCAAAAAGCGACGCAGCAACGTCCGGAGTCCAGTCTGCCTGCGATGTGTGAGCCTGCAGAACGTTATAGACTACACCGTTGTACTTGACTCTATCGCCTGCCTGATATCTCGTATTTGCCGCCCAGGACTTAATGAATGCAGTATACGATACAGCGTCCTCATCTGGCATATCGCTGACCATCTTCCGCAGTAATGCGCCTAACTGTTTAGCCTGTCCTCTTGTGATCATGATTCACCTCCGAAGATGATACGGAATGCTTCTTCTGCGCTTATTGGCGTGTTATCCAGGACATCCGGATCTACCTCATCCGGATCCGGGTCTTCTGTCGGCTCAATATATTCCGGCGTCTGGGCCGCTTCGATCTGTTCTTTCAATGACAGATATTCAGCTTCTTCTTCGAATTTTTTGAGTTCGACAGTATCATAGCCAGCACGATCCTCAAATACATAGATTACAGAAACGTCAGAACTTAAAACACCGACCGCTTCATCTGCGATCGGTGTCCTTAAGAACATGCCAAGCCCTGCATCCCATTTGACATAGACGATATCTTCGTCGCTGAATACATCGACGATCTTACCGTCTTTAATACATTTGAAATACATATGTGTCCAAGTCCTCTCTGATAAATAGCTGCCTGAAAAGCTGATCCATATTCTGGATCGTGTGCCACGCTTTGAAATGCTCGGCGTATGATCGCCAGCTTTGATATGAGTGCCACACATCCGCTGCAGTCATCCGGCCATCATCGTATTTCTTCCGGAATTTCTTCAGCTTCTGTCTTTCCTTGACGATAGATCTCTTGTAGATCTTTTTAACGACCTTCCCGGACGGTGTCAGATAGATCCGCGCTTTCAGCCAGGTAAAACCGTGGGAAATCTTGACGATCTGAGTTTTCTTCTCATTCAGCTCAGCGCCGACTTTCCGGCAGTACTCCCGGATGATATTCAGGAAGATTTTCAGCTTATGCTTGTTATCAAATATGATATAGCCGTCATCCATATAACGGCCATAATACTTGATTTGCAGTTTTTCTTTGATGATGTGGTCGAGTTCATTCATCGACAGCAGTGCAAGCGTCTGGCTGACCTGTGAACCGAGGCCGAGGCCTTTATTGCCAAAACAATCAATGAAGTGAAATGTGAGACGCAGCACATCCGGATCCTCGATCCGTTTGGACAGCTCAGCTTTCAGCTGATCGTGTGACACATTATCAAAGAAGTGATGATAATCGAACAGAAGGATATAGCCGTCAGATCCATGTTCCCTGTAGTACCTCTGGAGATGGCACACAAGCCGGTTCATGGCGAAGTGATAGCCTTTATCCTTGATTGAAGCGCCCGAATCATATATAAACGATGATTCTATGATCGGCACCAGCGCATAGTCGCAAAGACAGCGCTGCACAACACGCTCCTGTATTTTCACTGAGCGAATGTGCCTTTTCTTTCCTCTTTCATAAAGATCGAAGTCATAGAAGCCGAGACTCCGGAAAGTCCCGTCCAGAAGTGAGTGCCTGGTTCTCGATAAGTATACAGGCGCCTTCAGGATATAGTTCTTGGTTGAGCCCTTCCAGCGGACGCCTCTGCGCGGCGCTTACCTGGATCATCATAGGAATATACAGAAAATCGTTCCCTGCTACATTCCTCTCGCTTACCGGTACTGACATCTGTTTCACCTCCAGCTTTAGATGTTAACCTAAACAGCACGGCAGGGCAAGTGTGCCCTGCCGATTGATCGATTTAGGATTTCTAAACTGAGAAGCCGACGCAGACACCAAATGAGGTGCTCGCGGTGGAAGTGATAACGTTGCCGTTGCCGTGGACACCACGGAAGGAGCCGGAACCGCTCGTATCCGCGGACCTCAACCACCAGCTCTGAGCTGTGCCGGTATTGTTGAAGGTTTTCTTGATCCGGCTGGCGGCACTTGTATAAACACTGAATGCTTTCTCTTTCGCTTCGGAATCAGCTTCACCGTTATACGGAACCGTTGTGGATCCGAAGCCAACCTCCATGAATGAAGGAATACGCAGGTAATCAAGAGAGTCTGTGATGTTACTCGACTGGCTGCCGGCATTCGCTTTCGTGATCGACTGTGCGATCAGATTGCGCCAATATACCGGAAGCTTTGGATAAAGCGTATTGTTCAGCCACGTTCTCAGCGCTGCGCTGTCCCAGCCGCCGGCGTTTGTGCCTGAACTATTCATCTGTCTGTTAGCATTTAAGACGCCGATCATATACCAGTCAGCATTACTCATAGCTGAGCCATCCGCGAGCCGGTAATGACCGACTGAATGCAGCATGAAGATGATATAAGTGTCGCTGATACCGCTCCATGTGTTGACCATCTTGCACTGACAGCCGGCCTTCAGATACTCGGCTGTCTTGCCCATCTTCATGATGGAATAGAACTCGCCGGCTGTATACGCGCTGTCATCATTCGGATCATCCGAATAAGCAAAATCGTAATTGTCCAGAACGTCAAGCTTTGAAGTCTGTGGCAATGTCGGATAGAAATAAACGGCGTGAACCGTCATATCAGAAATGACATCGTTTGTTTCCTGATCCCAGCCCTGCCATACATAGCCGGATCTCTGCAGATCTGCGCCACGATACGACACGCTGCCATGCGCCTGAACGTTGTAGCTTTCCAGTACAGTGCCGTCCCAGTCAACGAAGTCAACAGTGTTGTATCTGGCCACCTGCGAATAGGTTGCAACACGATCACAGTCAGCGACGATGTTCTCAAGAGAAAGATCCCACTTATAGAAGGTATAAACATAGTCGACATCCGGTTCTTTCGTAGGAGTACCGATATATCCTTCTGCGATCGGATCTTCGATCGTTCCGCCATGCTCAACCTTACCGACGTAGAGCACCGTTCCATCCTCGTTTTTGAAAGTGACCGTATGCTCTTCGAGCAGTGAGTCATATGTGAAAGTCATGTCCGTCAGACTGCTCACCAGTGTGTTGTACTTGGTGAGCGAGATCGCATCAAAGTGACATGTTCCGGATACGACACCGTGTCCGACCGTGATGCCATCGTCATCAATGCCCTGAGCCCGATACAGCCTCATGAGCACCTTGTACGCAGATACGACAGTATTCCATGCCATCTCCTTCAGGCGCACACGGCTGATGTTTACGGCGTTTGTGACCAGCTGCAGAGCGTTGATCGCGCCGCCGATGATATTCACCGTCGACAGCCTGTCGTATGCCTCCATCGTGAAAGTTTCAACCGCATTCAGCCGGAAAGCGTAGAGCGCTGTCAGCGCGTTCAGCCTTGCAGTGACCAGCCGGCCGCGATCGGCGAAGGTTACACCGGTCACTCCGGATCCTCTGGTAAGGCACTCTTTGACGTTGATGTTGTTTGAAAGATCGAGTTCCTGAGCAAGATTCGGGCAGTTCTCAACATTGATATATTCGAGAGACTTCGCATTCCTCACGGAAACCTCGGTCATGTTTGTGTTTGAATATCCGGATACGGATGATCCGATCTGTGCTCTCTGCAGTCTGGTACACGGTGACAGATCTGTGTAGCCGGGATACAGAGGCGCAAGATCACCCAGATCAGCGATGAAGGACGCATTCCTGACGTACATTTCTGTATCGTTCAGGACAGTGTTTCCGAAGTCCAGTGTCACCGGATTGCCGGCAGTGGTGCGCTGCTTATATGTCTGAGCGCCGACCATAACATTGATGAACAGATCGATGTACGGCGTGATGGTCATCATCGATGCCGGAGCAACGCCACCCCATGATGTAGGTGTGTAGCCTCTGATCGTAGCTGTATCTCTGACACTGTAGCTGTCAGTGAAATACGAGCCCATGAACGCACGCTGATAGTGCAGGAATTGTCTGCGCTGCAGTCTCTTCTTACCGTTCAACATCGGAATGTATGCTGTTGTACCGAGCTCTGTGAACGGATCAATGGACTTTCTCCATGCGTCCTCAATCCACAGCGCTTCACAAGCATAATTCTGATAAGTGTCGCAGAGATCTGCGAAAGCATCCAGGTTGAAGCAACCGGCATTTTCGAGAGCGATATACATGTTCCGGATTTCCGTCTCATAGCACTCACGATAGAGCGCCCAGAGCGCGGAATCAGCTGCGTTGAATACATTCCTTGTGCCGATTGCATCAGTATCCAGATAACCGTATTTCAGTGTCAGACCGCCTTCGTTATCGTTACCCATGCCGGTGTCGTTATCGTATGCGAAGCATACGTTCCACTTTCCGGATGTTCTGTTATACGCAAGGAACACGTTCTTTGCGCGGTTATCGACCTGGCTGAATACAAGCGTGATCAGATAGTTGTAGATAAAGGAGTCGACTTCCATCCAGTCAGCCGCTTCGGCTCTGAATTTTGCTTTGCGATATGCTGCGGAGTCTGTCGCGAAGGACTGACCGTTGATAACCTTGGCAGTGCCGAAGGCTGTGTTGGTTGCCTGTGTAGGATCACAGGAAACAACAAACGAGAGGAACTGCTGGAATACAGCCTGCGCTGTCTCGGTAGTATAGGCATCTTCATTCAGATATCTGAACTCAAAGTCGATATCGCCGCTCCAGTCTTCTCCGGAGAGATCGTCGCTCTTGAAGCGGACCTGATCAGAAATGTTGTTTCTCAGTTCGATGACCATGTCGTCGTACTGGAAGACTTCATTGTTCTTCTTGGAGTTGTTCATGCAGCCGAGTGCGTAGAAGATCGTCTCACCCGGGCCGACATCATACGGACCGATCTGAACTGTTTCGGTCTCGCTTGTATTGTGGAAGAACAATGCGGCCATATGGCCTTCGATTGTATCTCTGACCTTCGGGTTGTTGACTCTGGCCGTTCTCATGAACTGCTGATATCTGTTGTACCATTCAGAAAGCAGAATGTTATTGATGTGTTCCTGGGAAGCCACGTTCGCCTTGAAATTGAAATAGCTTACCGGAATGCTGTTTTCTGTCATTGCGTAACCGGAAGCTGTTTCACCGCTTTCGAGCACAATGCCGTTTTTCAAATTGAAGTCCTCATTGTATCCCGCGTCGCCATAGTTCAGCGAGGAAGTACCCTGTGCTTTGTTCTCGACGCCTTCAGCGGTCCAGGAATGCGCAGATCCACCAGCAGCATACTTGTGAGTAAGCGTGCCGTAGAACTTGTTTTCCTTGCCGTAGGAGATGTTTTCTGCGTTCCATACAAGAACATGCAGGTACGGATTGAGCGCGGATACAAGATCCGGATCCAGAGCACCGCCGGCACTGTAGACCTGGTTACGGTCGAAGCGGGCTGTGATCTCTGTGGCATCCTTACCGTCTGCGCAGAAGTTCGCGATGGATTCGTTCTTTGTCAGATCTCTTGTATACACTCTGATCAGATACAAGAACACGTCACATGTGTCGGATCCGAATGTGATGCCGACCGGAGTTCCCTGACGGAAGCCGTCGTTCACGGCGTAGATCGCCGCTTTTGCCGGGCTGCCGCTTTCCCAGAAAGACATGATCCTGTTGTGATACTGATCACTGGGTTCAATGTTCAGCTCCAGTTCTGTCTTATATCCTTCGCAGGTCGGGATCTCAAGAGTGGTCTGTTCAGATTCCATCTTCGCGCCGTTCGCGGAGACTGTCAGGCCGATGCCGCCATTCTTGCACGAGATGGCAGTGCCATCAAAGTCGGAAGCGTTCTCAACCTTATAGATAATTTTGAAGTTACGCCCGTTCTGCTTTGCGTCGGTTCCGAAGAGCGGATAACTGACTGTCAGACGGTCGCCTTTCATGATCTTGATGCAGCGGATGCCTTCCTCGTCTGTCTGCAGACCGCCGTTGTAGTTATCGAAATCTGCATTGACGGACATCGTTGTGCCGTTGTAGTTGAATGTATCGATATCAGCAATGACGTTCGGGTCCACTTTGAGAGCCAGGTTGTCAGTGACTTCTGTGATATCCGATGAAAGCTCGTCGACTGTGATCTGCTTTGTCCATGACGCTGATCCGCTGCGGATAGCCAGCGTGACCGTGCCGGGAGTGGATGCACGATATGACCAGAGCTGTTCACTCTGATCGACAGTATCAGATCCAACCTGCACACCATTCGCGTAGAAAACTACATCAGTCGGATTCTGCAGCGGATTGATAACTCTGTAAGGAATGTTCAGTGTTGTATACTGATCCACTTCAGTATCGATCAGCTTGGCGGCGATAACCGTCGCCGAAGAACTCTCTGAAGTCTCAGCGATGACTGACGTCAGCGTTTCCGAAGTAAGAACAACGCCTGACAGTGTCATAGTACCGTACACTTCGATGGTATGCTCGCCCACCGGCAGACTGGTTTCCGGGATTGTAAACTCAATCCGGCGGCCGGATGTAGTGACCTGTTTCTGTTCGATCAGCGTGCCGTCGAGTGACAGATACAGTGTCTTATTGCCAGATCCCGACGGTGTTACATAGATCAGCAGTGGGCCGGTATTCTTTTCTGTGTCGCCGAGATTCCACGCCAGGCTGAAAGATTCGACCGTGACGGTCAGATTTCTCGTCGCAGTGGCGCCATAGCCGTCAGTCATGACAAGCCTGACCGCATTGGTTCCGTTTGCAAGGAACTGGCGAATATCAATCGAGATATTGTCACCCTGTGCGACTGTCATTGTCTCCTGCAGGATGCCGCCTACATAGATGGCCAGGCTGCCGGCGCCTGTCGGCATATCTGTATCTGTATCGGTGGAAGTGAACTTGAAACGGACAGGAACGCTGTCAGCTGTAGAAAGAACAGAAAACGCAGCGGCTGTGTACATGGCGAACACGAGCCTGGAACCGGACGCGCCGCCTCCGCCGCTGCCGCCGGAGATCAGGAACGGATCGAACCCTTCGATATCCTCGCCATCCAGCGTCAGATGCAGCATGCCATCAGAATCCTGATAGCCGGAGTTAAACGCGAGGCCGCCGCCGCTTGATGCGACCTTGATACCGGCGGACACAATCTCACCGTTGTGCGTCAGATACAGCAGGCCGTCTTCACCGAAGACGAAGCCGTTCGCGTGCGTGTTGGCGTCGCTGGAAAGGTTCTGGAAGCCGGTATTGAGTGCCTGGTATAACGCTCTGATTGTATCGATGTCATTGGCCAGATGATCCACGGCCGCCTTTTTCGCATAATTCTCAACAATTTCATTGATCGCAGCAGTGAAGCTGCTCTGATCTGCTGTCTGCAGATCGCCACGATTTCCGAGCACGCCGACATCAGGCACCTGATACTGGGCGATCGCCCCACCTGCAGCGCTTTCGAAGGTTACAATACCGTTCTGATAACTGACAATAGCTGCGCGGCTTCTGATCAAAGTGCCTGCAGAAGCCGCATCTGCCGGCACACCGGACTGTGTTAATGTCGTATCAGTCTCGACTGTGCCGATCTGTTCCATAATTGCGGAGATCTGCGCTCTGATCGCTTCGCCAGCTGTTTCATATTCAGTATCGTCGTAGCCGATACGTATATCAGCAACTTCCGCATCCGCAACATATTTCACACCGACAATCTTGGTGATTACACCGTGAGTGTATTCGGATGACGGTGCGATCTCGCTGTCAGCGTCCAGATCAGATGATGCTGCCGGGCTTGACGCCGAGCCGTCCCACGAGGTTAAGTGCGCTTCTGTGACAGCGTATTCGATATAGTCGTCCACCCCGTCCATGCTCTGCCTGACGATCGCCATCTGCGTGACACTGAGCCCGCCGGATCCTGCGTTTGCGTAATTCACTAAAACGGCGGCGCTGTTGAAGAAGTCGGCGCCGCTGAATCTCATAACAGATCCGGGATATGTGTACAGATGGCCGCTGATGCTGCTCTTGTATGTGTAATATACATCGATATAGTTGTAGTTTCTGGGATCGTCGAGCAGTGTAAACCTGTAGTTTCGGCCCGCTGCCGTTCCCTCCCAGAGCACTGTCTCGCCGGGACTCCCTGCCATTGACGCAACCAAAGCATTCAGCCGGCTCCTGGCGACCATATCGACAGCACCGGCCTTCCCATCGAGATATACCTGCTTGATCGCGTCGTGTATCGCCTGTCGCATATCTTTGCCGTATCTGGCCGACAGGATGATATTAAGATAGGTTTCGATTTCGGAATTAAGTTCAATTTCGGACATTTATTCTCCTCCATTTTCGAGCGCAGCCACTCTAGCCTCAAGCGCCTGCAGCGCTGCCGTTGTGGCATATCCGGAAAGATCGTAACTTTCAGAAAGTTTATCCCAGCCGGATGACGTATATACATAGTTTGCTCCGGTATCGAGCACGTTGTAAACATCACCGACTTCATTTCCGGAATATGGCAGTAAGCTCTGGGAAGCCACACTGCCTTTAACATGAAAAACAGCCGCCAGTTTCTCTTGAACGGCATTTTTGAACTGTGTGAATGTTGCTCCGGAAACGTAATCGGTAGGAATTTCTTCGGCGATGATGATCACCTCGTTCGCTGCCGCCTGGGCTGCGGCCGCTGCGTTGGCGGCTGTGACTACCGCGGCGCCTGTGCTCTTTTCAACAGCTGCCTGGCGGTCCGTCATGGTCCGCATTGTATATCCGAATGTATATTCAGACTTCTGCGGTTCAGCCAGATGAATGGTAGCCGAAGAAAGAGTGAAGTACGCATCGACCCCATGGGGAATAGACACGACCCTGTTTCTGTCACCGGGCCAAAGCGATTTCACATCTGCGCCAAGAAGCGAAAGATCTACAGTGTTGGCTGTGATCGTTGCTGATGCAGCGATATTCTCATTGAGATAGTTTCTTCCTTTAGCAAGAAGATTTGACGCAACTGTCACGTCATCCCACTCTTCATACTCCCAGATCTTGCCAAACAGCGCCGCAGCAGCTTCGTTGACAATATAGTCTTTACCATCATTCACTTCTTCGATGGTAAGCCTGCCGCCGCCTTCTTTTTCAGCGCCGATCGGGATCAACACTGTGAACAGATCACCCGCAGCGACAAACATCGTCAGATCAAGCAGATTTCTGCCGAACTCAATCGTCTGATTGCTGACCGGTCCGGGCTCGGATTCATAATCCAGGTAATACAGATCACCGGATTTTCGAATGATCAGATACCCGCCGAGCAGATTGAGCAGTTTATCCTCAATCTCTTTGAATGTTTTGGAGTGCTTTGAGTTGCTTCTGACGATGTAATCGTTCGGATCTTCGACTGTCACATTTCCGAGCTGGAACTGTTTGAAGTCGTCAACCTGTGCGTTGTGATTTGATATCAGCGATTCGAAGTATCCCTCAACGCCTCCGGTATATTCATATGGCCGTTTAACTGAATCCAAGAGGAAAGCGAGTCTTCCTTCGCAATAGATTTCTTTGCGATTGTAGAAATCTTTTTCGTCTTCAGTGACTCTTCCTGACCACACCTCGACACCGTCCCTCTCTACTCTGATGATTGTCTTCATCTTCTGGATCGAGTTATAGAGCGGATGGCCAGGCGGCATCGTGAAGCTTAAGGAACCGGCTTTATTGATCCCTACCGTAAGTCGTGGCGAGACTATTGAATAGCCTTCAGAGCTCAGCACAGGATCCCAGAGCACACTATTGCCTGCCAGAATCATATACATTACAGGCGGCCTCCCCGGTAGTCAACGGAAACCGTTCCGTAACCAACGAACCTCAGCGTATTCATGCCTTCCTTTATTACGATATTCAGTACTCTGCTGCTGGAGCCGGCCGGAAGCTCGACCGGAGTGAGCGAATCATCATAGTATACCTTCATGATGGCACTGCTGTCAGAAGAAACAGAAATAACCGGCACGACGGGCTTTCTGAGGCCGATAATCGTGAGGCTGAGTTCTCCTTCAACCCTGATATCTGCATACTCGCGAATGATCCCCGTGCTGAAATCAAACGGATCCCAGAGCCATGGTTCAAGACTGCTGAACATCTCATACTTATAAGGATCTGCGTTATAGTCGATCACGATCTTCGAGTTCATCGGATCCGACTTCCATTCATTTACGCTGAAGCGCCCTTGATAATAGTATTGCGGATCGTCGTCCAACACAGCCTTCAGGTTCTGACCGTGAAGGAAATCGAGGATCATGGAATAAACCTCGCTCCATTCGAGCTTATTCTGAACAAGGAACTCCCAGGATCCTTTCCTTCGATTGTAGTGAACCTGCCCCGTCAGTGTTTCGGTCACATCGATGACGTCATCGGATCCGGGAATATCAATCATGACGATCTTTGGATCCGGCGGATTGAATACCGGGCGGGACGTCGGAACAATCCTCCAGTCCCGCCAGGTATGAATATCCCCGAGAGTAATTCCATGAGCTACATATTTTTTGTATTCAGCCATCAGTGATTCCTCTCTTTATGCCCGGACATCTTTCCGAGTTCCACGTCGATACCATACTTCAGCTCGCCAACGAGCGCGCCGGTATCCGTGACCATCTGCATATTTGCAAACTGTGGGAAGTATTCGGTCATCACATTGAGCAACATGCCGGCAGCTGATGCGATCGCTCCTGTGAGCGATCCGAAGCTCTGGGATGTGGCGTCTTTGATCATGTCCATCATGGACTGCTGACCGACGACCATCTCCTTGCCGGCTTCGCCGCCGCCAAGAAGCTGGCCGTTCATCATTCCGAAGATCTGCGCACCGTCGAGGATCATGGCGTTGTCCATGGCCTTCTTGTACCAGTCGATGCTGAATTTCGGAACCTTCGGCGGCATGAGAGAGAAGGACCCGCTGATCGTGATATGCGGCATTTTAAGTTTCGGCAGTGACCACGAGAAGTTAAAGAAGCCTTTAATTTTCTCGATGGCACTGTTGACCTTTTCTTTCGCTGTTTCAATTTTTTCGATGATCCCGTTTTTGATATCTTCGAACTTCTGCTTCACGGACTGCGCGAGCTCGCCTGCTTTCGTTTTGATTGTATCCCAGTTCTTATACAACAGAACGCCTATAGCAATAGCAGCCCCGATCGCAATAGTGAGCGGTCCACCCAGGAAACTGACAACCGTGCCCAGAGCACTCACGGCCGATCCGATGATGGAAATGACCTTTCCGATTGCTCCGACAACAGGCCCGATCGCAGCGACAACGAGCGCCGCCTTGATGATGAACTGCTGCATTTCAGGAGAAAGCCCGTTCCATCCATCCGTCAATTTCTGGATGATCGGAAGAACTGTTTCAATCGCCTGCTGGATCGAAGGCATGAGCGCATTCCCGATCTCATAGCCGAGCTCCATAACGGAATTCAGCGCTGTCTGGAACTGTTCAGACGCCGACTTTGTATTGTTGAATGTTTCTGTGACATTACCTTCGCATTCGACTGCAGCGGCACCGAGATTGTTGAAATCAAGCGTCCCGTTCTGAATAGCAGCATATATCACATCACCGGATTTACCGAAGAGATCATATGCTGCTGTCAGGCCATCTACACCATCCGTGCCGGTCAGAATAGACTTCTGCAGATCATCCAGAGCCTCCGTCATGCTCTTGCCTTCGGCTGTGGAGTTCTTCAGGGCTTTTTTCATGCCCGCCAGAACAGTGTTTGAGTCAGCACCGGACTTTTCAAGCTGTCCCATGAAGGTAACAGCCTGATCGATAGACATACCCATCTCCTGGAAAGACTTGGCATTCTGCACGAGGCCGTTGCTGAGTGAATCAACGCTGACTCCTGTATCCTGTCCGACTTTGTTCATCACATCAAGCAGATGCGACGCGTCTTCAACGCCCAAGCCGAACGCAGACAGTCCTTTCTGAACGGAGTCAATCGAATTGGACACATCTGTATTGTTTAAATCAGCGAACTTAATGAACTGAGCGGACAGATCTTCAAGAGCCTCGCCGGTTAAGCCGAAGCGCGTATTGACTTCGCCGACAGCTGCGCCGGCAGTTTCAAACGACGTCGGGATTGTCTTGGCGAGATTCCTTGCGGATTTCTGCAGAGAATCCAAAGCTTCGCCGGTCGCGCCCGTCTTCTGGGTGACGATGTCCATTCCTTTGTCGACCTCGTTAAAGGCCGCCAGGGAAGCGGTCCCGACAGCGGCGATCGGCGCACTCACTTTCTTGGTCATCGTGTCACCGAAAGCGCTGATCTTATCACCGACCTCGCTGATCTTCTTTCCCGCTTCACTCATCGCCGCCTGGAAAGCAGTCGGCATTTTCTTCGCCTGTTCTTCAAGGCTTTTCAGTTTCTGCTCTGTGTCGATGATTTCGCGCTGCAGAGCATCGTATTCAGCCTGCCCCATTTCGCCGTTTGCCAGCTGTTCCTTGGCCTGCTTGTCGGCCTCTTTGAGAGTATCCAGTTTCTTCTTTGTATCCTCAATCGAAGAAGCAAGGAGCTTCTGTTTCTGGCTGAGCAGCTCGGCATTTGCCGGATCAAACTTGAGCAGTTTGTTAACGTCTTTGAGGGCAGACTGTGTCTTTGCCAGATGGCTGTCAATCTCTTTAAAGGACGACACGAGATGCGTGGCGTTGCCGTCAAGCTCAATCGTGATTCCTTTGATTCTTCCACTTGGCATAGTTCACCTCACAATCTGTCGATGTCCTCCTGTGTAGCGAGGACCGGATAGTCATATTCATCATTCTTCTTTTCGATGAACATGTCGTTTATCATCCCGATGCTGAGCAATTCGAGATCGCGAATGGAAATACCGCACTGCGTGCATCTCAGCATAAACAGTGCGGTATTCATATCACGGTCTATTGATCGCTCTTTTTTTTTGCTACAGAAGTCTGCTCGTTTTCAGCAGTCCACATTGCAAGGATCTCCGGGAAGATAAGATAAATATCGAATGTCTCAAACTGTTCGATCCATTCGTCAATATCTGCAGGCTGGCTCTTGTCACCGTGCTTATGCATGATATAGGCAATGTTCTCGAAAACGGTGAGCGTGTCGACGGGAAGCTCGCTGTCAAACTGAGAACGGTCAAATTCCTGACCGTTCTCCTTTGCGAGTTCTTCCATTTCAGCGATTCGCTTCTCCTGCTTTTTGATCTCCTTGTCAATCGACTGAAGATCTGTGAAAATGTCGCGGCGGAACTTGATCCGATACATTCTCGGAACAGCAGCGGAAGTTTTAAAATGGCAGCTTACGCCGCCGATCAAAATGTCTTTTTCCATCCTTCAGCACCTTCTCAGGAAGACTGTGAAGACTGTGGTGTTGCTCCGCTGCTCCACTCTGTAGCGGACGGAATATAAACAGATTCGAACCAGTTGTCATACTTGGTCTTGTCTGTCTTTGAGGTTGTTTTTGCACGGACGACATATTCATCAGATCCGGGAATAACCTGCTCTGCGCCAAACTTCAGCGGAATGGTTTCTTCTTCAGGAGTCTTTGTGCTCTCTGTCGTGCTCGCGGATGTGCCGGGTTTGGATGTGGATCCGCCATAGTACCAGAGGCGAACGCTGTCAGCGTCACCGTCCACCTGGCAGCCGAAAGCGAATTCTGCCGGATCAATGCCCTGTTTTTCGAGCATGACACCGTTCGCGTCGATGAATTCCTTCAGGATTTCAGTTCTCCACTTTTCCAGAATGCGCGCCACTGCCCAGTCGCCTTCATAGCCGCCGCTGGACGATGCGACATAGTACAGAATGCCGTCAGCGTAGAACTCAGTGGACTCTCCGCTTACGTTCAGCGTCAGGCTTCTGGAACCGGGGAAGGACCACGGCTCGCCATAGCTGACATTGCCCTCTGAATCTTTGGTCTTCAGAGCAATATGCGCATTGCAGATATTGAACTTGACCTTACTTTCTTTGTTGTTAAAAGCCATGTCTGTTTCCTTTCTAAAGAACTAACCGGTATGTAGCCAGATAGATCTTCTCTTCTTCGATGAAGCCTTCCTCTTTTTCATAATTCCAAAGATTCAGAGCTTCCTCGACCTTGGCTTCTGCAGCCAGGTCTTTTGCGTTGGTGTACAGTTCAACCTGAATCTCCGGTGAGCTGTAGTATACGATACCGTCGGCATGGAACGGCTCCTGCCCTGTTACCAGATAGCAGATGAACGGCGGATCATGCGGTTCTTCCTTCGGGAACTCAAGATATGCGACCGGGAATCCGGTTGTTTCAAGCTGTTCTTTGAACTCTTCCAGTGTCATCCTTTCAGCCTCCTCTCGACATTCTCGGTGAATTCTTTCTGAGCTTCATCGTTAATCTCCGCAATATGCGGATATGCCGGAACGCTCCCATATGTGCGGCCGGTGCCGTTGCGGGAGACATGCCCGTTTTCAAGCAGATGAGTCAGACGGTAATGTTTCGAGTTGAATGCGACAGCGCTTGCGCCGACCCGGCTGTTCTCAGTCTTCTGTGTCCAGCTGCGGGCATAAGCGCCGGCGTTTCGTTTAGGCCTTGCGGCGAACGATTTTTTTGTGCGCAGGCGCTTGACTGCCGTCTTGATTGCCTTCGACGCTTCTTCCTGCATGATTTCCGTGGCTTCATCGCCAAAGTCATCGAGAAATTTCTTGATTTCTTTCTGCAGGTTAATCTGTGACATTTTCCTTCAGGCCTTCTCTCTGGGTGAGATACAGTTCAAAGCAGTCGCCGGATCTGTATGTTCTGTAAACATCGTACAGACCGGCGCTGAGGATCGGATCAGAGCCGAGGTATTCGACGATCTTCTGCCCGGAATAATCTTCCGCATGGACTACAGCCCTCGCTTCAGCGTTGTGACCGTTCTGCCCGGCATTGGAAGTCTCTGAACCGGTCACTGAAGTCAGATCGCACCAGACTGTCGTCTTTACAAATGCGGCTTTGTACTGGTTCAGGGAATCTTTGCCGTGCACTTCTTTGATCAGATTGATCTCATCACTGAACTGCATCATCGCTCTCCTCAGACTCCTCAATGACGCTCTGACTCTTGCGAAGATCGTTCGCCATGGTCTTGTAGTCCTCTCTGTTCCGTTCCGCTTCATCGCCGTTAATGCCAAACTGCCAGCGGGCAAAAGCCCGCTGACAGCCTAATACGAGTGCGTTCTTCTCACTGTTTGCGATTGCAGACTTAACACCCATGCGGATCAGATCCGCACGGCACTGCTGGATGATATCTTTAAGCTCAGCGTCCGTTTTTTCGTTCGCTGATCTGCGAACTGCCAGGCGGATCTTCGCGAGATAATCATTGCTTACTTCTGTCATGCGGTCTCATCCTTCTGCTCTCAGCCCGCTGCGGCCTGAGAGATCAGCTGCATGCCGTGGTAAACGGCGAGATCAGCACCGGCAGTCTGAATGCCGCGAACGCCGATCATGTTTCTCTTGAAGTAGTCGCCGCCGTCGTCTGTGGAGATTTCATAGTTGTCCCACAGCAGCATCTTGATTGTCTGAGGCTGACCATACAGCTGCTGGCCTGCAGGCAGAGAGCTGTTGATGCTGAAGCGGATGATTGTGGCGCCGTCCTTGATGGTGCCGTTGTTCTCATCTGTGAATTCGATCTCAAAGACAGCCTTCTTCTCGTTGGTTCCGCGAACCTGACCGAGAACAGCGAGATCTGCCTTGTTGATATACATCTTGCAGCCGCCGGCTACAGACTCATCGGCGTTGAAACCGAGGACGACATTTCTGACGAAATGCTGATCCAGGGCAACGCTGTATCTCTTTTCGAGCAGAGTGGAAGCGAGGACTGCAGCAGTCAGCTTTTCCTTTGCTTTCTTTCTCAGCGCCAGATAAGCCGCTCTCTGAACCTTAACGGCATAGTTGACGTTTGTCATCTTCTTGGCCTGATTAGAGACCTCATCGAGGACGCCCCATTCACCCGGACCGATTACGACCTTATCAAATGTCGCGCCAGTGCCGCCGATCTGCTGGCCTTCAGTTACATCAGCTGCAGATGCCTCTGTATCCTGGTACGGGAACTCCCAGGAACCTGTACCGGTCGCATCGATCACGTCAACATCGTCGATGATGCTTGAAATAACTTCCGGCAGAGCGCCGATCTCTGTGCTGACTGCTTTCGGCAGGGCAAGCTTACCGGAAGAAACGAGAACAGATCTTCCTTCCATGAACATCGGGATAGCCATGTGGCCGCTCGCTCTGAATGCATCAGCTGCAGATGCTCTTTCTTCCTGCGGAGCATTAACTGCCGCCGGCGCCAGCTGAGTATGAGTGCTCAGCAGACCGCGCAGTTCAGCTTCTTCGGCAGAGAGTTTTTCGGCTTCCGCCTTAATCTCAGAAAGACGTGCTTCGTCAGCGTTGCCGCCGGTGAGTTCCTTACGGAGAGCGGCTTTTCTTTCTTCGATTTCTTTGATTCTTTCTAACCACTTATTCATCTCTTTTCTCCTTTCGCGGTTATAAGCTCAGAAGCGCCAGACACTCCTCTGTCAGCTTCTGAACGTTCGCACGCTTATCCGATCTCTCCGTCTTCAGCTTCTCGATCAATCCGTCGCAGAAGCTGCGTGCGCTTATATCTGTGCCGTCATTCGCCGGAAGGCTGACAGCAGAGACATCATAGAGTTTTCCGATCTTCGTGATCGTCCGGATCACAGTGACCTTACCGGTTGTGAGATCCTCGACCTGTTCGATCCTGTCTTCATCGACCCTGAAGCCGAAAGACATTTTTGTAGTATAGCCGCCTTTGATTTCCTCATACAACTGGCGGCCGAGTGTTGTGCCGCCCAGGTTCGCCCGCATATACAGGCCGATCTGGTCGATGCTCACCTCAAGCGTCTGATTCGAAAGACGTGCGAAGACACGTCCTTCATGGTTGTACTGCATGATCACATCAGACATGTCACACTCATCAAAAGCGTGCGGATCAACCTGTTCGTCGATCCTGTAGTATGCACTGTCATACAGGTTATACAGCTGGTTGAAGGTTGACGCATGGCCCTCCACGATCATGGCTCCGTCTTCACCCTCACCAGCCACGCGAAACAATTCGGCAGTGTTTCTGTACTGCCTGCCCTCGTTGATCTTCTGCAGAATCTTCTCTAAATTAGGCATCTGTGCCACCTCCGTCATCCGGATCCTTCGGCGGATCCTCTTTGTTATCGTTTTTACCAGTCTGATAGAGCGACTGGTCGGTTGATTTGATGTAGTTGAGCGAGACAAGGAACTCATCGCCGTCTTCAACAGGACCGTATCCAAGCAATTCACGCTGTTCATTTCTCGACAGCAGCCCGGTCTCCTTGGAATTCGCAATGATATTCAGCTTTGTGCTCCAGGACGCGCCGGTCGCAGCGCCGGAATACACGACCATCTTGTTACCATGCCCCTGTTCGCGCCTGGTGAATACAGCATCTGTACATGCGAGCGCCATTTCTTCCCACATCGGTTCAATGATGGAGTCGTAATAGTTCTGCATAATCTGCTCGGACGCTGTGTTTTTCACCACTTCCTCAGGAGTGCGCCAGAAGGTATACACACGCTCAGTGACCTGCTTCTGCTGGGCAGCGTCCGCCGACCATGCCGTCACATTCAGAGGCGTGTATTCCTCCGTACCGTCAAGCGATACAACGCCGCCTTCTTTGGCGGCTTCCTTCATGCGCTCGACGAAGCTCTTCTGCGTTTCTTTCACTGATGTCGGCGCGAGCATGCTGTTTTTCTGCTTGACGATGCCGTGAATCTTGTTACTGATCGCGGCGGCAGCCTTCAGTCCTTCATCAAGTGAGGCGACCATGTCGAGAGTTGCGCCGATCTGAGTGTTGTCAGATCCGGCATAACCGGATCCATCGTATTTTCTTCGCAGCACAATCAGATCTTCCATCCGGACGACACGGTTCACGCCATCGCCGTCGTTGAACTGGACAGCATAGCCGGATCCATCCTTCAGCTTTCTCACTTCAAACTGCAGATAAACAAGCGGCCAGACTTCAAGCGGATGCATTGCGTTGTCCCACTTCACCCAGGCGAAAGCTGTATTCGTCAGCTGAAGCTGCCAAGCCATGGCATACATAAAATCCTGTCTTGTCATCATCGGATTCGGTTTATTGAACAGTCTTGTGTATTCACTGTTTCTCTTGATCTGCTTGGTCCTGCCGTCCGCGTCCTGAACCACATGCACGATCTGGCCCTTTGCGAAATGAGTCGCATTGCAGTCGATGATCGCCGAGCACATTTCATCGGTATCGATTCGTCGGTCTCGCTGCCGGCTTCTGGTACCGGACCCCGAAACGAATACCGTCGGGCCCCGGAACATATTGATAAAGTCTGAAATAAATGACATACATCACCTCAAGTACGGAATAAACTCATCAGAGTGGTTCTGCAGGCCCACCCAGGCATTGAGCAGGGAAACCATGCCGTCAATGCGCCTGTTTGACGCCGACTTCACTGGTTGAATTGACTCAATGCCTTTTTCGTTTGTTGTTTTCTTCGCCGTGTTCATCAGACACCAGCGCAGAACCGGATTGTTCTGATAAACCACCCGATGCTCATGAAGCGCTCCATGCAGCAGCTTCATCGGATACGACCACGTGAACGGTCCCTGCCGGATCTTCTCCATATTGAAGCCGGTCTCTGTCATCTGCGGAGCCCAATAGCCGGAAAGCGCCGCGTCATAGCAGACCCAGAGCGGCCGGATGTCGTGGTTTACGACCATCTCCACAAACCAGGCGGTCACATCGTTGTAGTTGACTGTTGCGCCTTCGCAGATCTTCAGCCAGCCAAGCTCAGCCCACCGCCTGTATGGTGCTTCCTTGTCTGATCTGGCCGCGTCCAGCTCATCCATTCGGGCCTGCGGAATGAAATACTTCTGCAGGACGTAGTAGTGCTCGTCGTTCGGCTTCATGACCAGAAGAGTCGCACATGTCAGGTCAGTCGTCGCCGAAAGGTCACACCCGCCAATCGCATAAGAATGTTCCAGGTATGACATCGGCACAGTCTTTTCGTTGACCGCTTCCTCAAATGACAGCCACCCGTCCGCAGAGTTCTCAGGAATATTGAAATCTTTTGTGAGAACTGTAGGGAGAAAAGAGGGATCACGCTTCGCTTTTTCAACATGCTGGCGGAGCGTTTTCAGACTTTTGATTTTCCCGAGACCGGGATTCGCTTTCTCCCAGCAGGCGGGATCCTGCCATTCATCCCGGTTGTCGAGCTCATAGATAAGCGGAAGCGTGGCATAGTCATGGAAGCCGTCTTCCCAGAGCGCGACAGAGGATGCATAGGAATACTTGTCATCAAAAAAAGCTTCCCTCCGAAAGCCGTTTGTTGAGATCAGCCAATAAAGAGGCTGATCGCGTTCTGCCTGAGACTGTTTCATGACGTCATACAGGCTGCTGTCTTTTTGTTCATGCCATTCATCCTGACAGACGAACGACGCGTTGAGACCGTCGAGGTTATCGGTCTTCGCCGCCAACGCTTTGATTGATCCGAAATTCAGCTTGCAGTAAATATCGGATCTTCTCTTTGCTTCGAGCGATCGGAGCGCTGGCGACTGCGCTCTCATATTTGCGCACTCGGTGAAGACGAGCATTGCCTGATCTCTTGAGTTTGCAACGTCATAGATCTCAGGACCATTTTCACCATCATTCAGCAGCATGTCATGCTGAACGGCGGCGGTCTCAGTCGACTTGCCGCACTTTCTGGCACGGATGTCGACAACCTCGTTGATCCGTCGGTGCCCCGTCTCACGATCGACCCACCCGAAGATCAGCTGCATCTTGGCGAGCTGAAAAAGGTCGAACTTTATGAGCTGTTTTCCGCTCTTTCCTTTGGACTGGCGGCAGAATTTCTGCATGAAATCGATGTGTCTCTGGCCTAATTCTTCATCAAATATGTAGGTGAAGTCCGGATCGTCCGGCGGCTGATCCATCCAGGCACACTCACGTTCATAGACAGCTTTGATCTTCTTGCATGCCGGAATCCGGCCGTCTCGGATCGCCTGCAGGTAAAGCTTGGGATAGTTCACTATCGCCCGGAGTTCAGGAATTCCATGATCTCGGCCGCTGCATCCTTTTCACCCTCTGACGGCAGCAGTTCTTTCAGCTGTTTGATCAAGCCCTGATAGATCTGCGAGTATTTCGGTTTCAGCTCGGCAGCGACTGACTTTTTGACGCCCCACTGGTTCTCGCCGTTCTGGTATTCATCAACATAGCCGTCTCTCTCGATCTGCCGGTTGATCTCCTCCAGACAGGTTGCATAACTGGCCGCATCCTCGATGGTTTTTTCATGCAGCTTGATCAGTTCCGGATCCACGTTTGCCAAACATTTCCTAATTTTCGCTTTGTTTTTCCTGGTCAGCTTTTTCCGCTCTTCCTCGGTGAAAATCGGCTCAAATTTCTTCATCTTTGCTGTGGATCCTTCTCTCTTTTACTACACCCTCATGCGCATCCCCGGCCGGTTCTTCCTGTGGGAACTCATCGGTCTAGGGGACCGGGTACCCCTGTGCCCACCCCGGGAGGGGTTCGGCGCTGGAGCTGCCCGTCCGCGTCAAAAAAATATTCGATATCACAATCCATATTCTTGATTCCATGTTCCTGCATTGTGATCGCGCTGTGACACTCATGGCAAAGACTCTGGAGATTGTTCAGATCAAGGGAAATCTTTGGATCGTGCACATTCACATCATCCAGCTCAACCAGATGATGCACTTCCGATGCCCTCGCGCCGCAGATGGCACAGGTAAACATATCGCGGCGCAGAGCCGCCATCCTTGCGTGCTTCCACGCGGATGAATTGTAGAACCATTTTCTCGAAGTCTTTGCCATATAGTCACATGCCCGGTTTACAGAAGGAGGTCAAGACGTAAAAAAGACGACGCTGCTGAATGACGCCGCCTTTTTGACATACCGATAATAACATGGATTTTTTTGGGCGACCGCCCAAAATTTTTTTCTTACCATCTCATGAGGATATTTTTGATATCTCTGCGCACGCTCTCCCTTGCCCTGAACAGCTCGACGGCAATCTCCTCATATGACATCTGCTTCTCATATTTGCTGAAGATCAGATCCTTTTCTTCCGGCTTCAGGCCGGCCATGAATCTGTCATATTTATCCAGCGTCGCCTGGAACCAGTCACGCTGTGCTTCATATGTGGCGATCTCGCCGAGCAGATATTCAACTTTATTTTTATAGATCCTCGTTCCCTTCTGATACTTTGCTTCATCGCTGGACATGATCGGCGGCGAATGAACTCCACCGGTGACCTTCTCCTGATCAAGCTGCGCCTGGTACTTCCGGACCTGCCGATCGGCGTAGTCTCTCTGCCGGCGGTAATAGCTGAGATTATTCAGGATCCCTTCAACATATGCGATTTTCTCTTTATCGATTGCCATGTTTTTCCCTCTTCTCAGCAGCGTCGTCCCATCTGCCGGCGATGATCAGACAGCTGTACATGATGGCGACGTTGCCGATCGCGATCAGCAGCAGAATAACCTTCACCATAATCTCATGTCATGAAATAGCGCTTCGTATTCTCCCAGGCGAGCGCCAGAGATGTGAGCGCCTCTCTCGCTTTCTCTACGGTGTCATACGATCCAAGTTCCGCACTGGAAGCCTCCCCGCCGGTGCGGACCGCAAAGATGGCGTACTCATATTTATCGTTGAGATCGATTTTGAATTCGCTGAACGACCGGGCATCATAAGCAGCTTCACGCATCTGATCGACGATCAGCATGGCAGTTCTCCCGGATCTGCTGGGATTCTGTACTCGTCGACATCGCCCAGATAGTCGCCGATGATGTCGTTCATCACATCGATCGCCACTTTGACAGCCGCGAACGTCCCGAGCAGAAAGACCGTTGTTCTGTTTGTGACCAGTGCCAGATCGTATTTGCCGCTTTCCTTATTGTGTGTAACCGTCAAAGCGCTCGCCTCCGGTTCGATATAGGTGACCACAGATCTGCGGTCCTGTGTTGTTATCAGCATGCCTCATCACCGCCTTTCTGAGTATTTAACAGAATTGTTTTTTTGTTACATTCCCGCATCGCCGTTTCCCTCCGATGACTCCTTGACTTTTTCGATTTTTTCTTCTGAAAGTGAAACCATTTTTTCACATGTTTCATTTTCACCGTTCATGAGCATTGCGCACCTCTCTGCCCACCCGTCATTAATATCTCTGCACAGGACTGCCCAGCGCTCATTCATCTTCATACAATCCCGGTACCAGGAATCACTTGTCAGAAACATGGCGATCATGCCGATCATCAGACCGATGCTCATGCCTGTCAATAAATCTGCTGTCATTCTTCTTTCCCCTCTTCAAACGTACAGCCACCTTCGATGAAATACGGACACTCACCATCGTTGCAATCGGAGTCCTCACCGCAATAGCTTGGTCTCATTCTCTTTTTCTCCACCTTCTTCGGACACCATGAAGGACTGCTCTGCCCTCGGTTCAGTCTGATTTCTCTTTCATCCGCTTCCGAGCAATAGCTTTCGTCCGAGTGAGCATTTACCTCACAGGCTTCACACTCTTTGCATCTCATTCTTCTTTCATCTTTCCGTACCCGCAATAGAACCAGTCAGGAGGTGAGAACAGATCTCCTGCGGCGGATGTGTAAGCGTCAAACTGTGTGCATGCCAGCTCACTGTCGCGGAACTGGCAGTCTTTGCATCTGATCAGTTCGCCGTTCGTACCGTGCTCGGCTTCAAACTTTTCCGTGTCTGCACCATCGGTGAACGGCACTATGTACTCTTTCATTCTTCTTTCCTCTCAATACCGTAGCTTATTTCACTCTTACGCATTTCCATATTAACGTATCGATTTCCGTTAATGATTTGTAGGCGCTGTCAAACAGCATACCTATGTCAGCTCTTATTTGTTTCAGATAACTCATATTTCTCCATTCCCACAATACCAATCATCTTCAGGCATCCAGTTATACCATTCGTCGCCATCACACTTACAAGGACATTTAGAATCGGGAAATACGATATTGAACCCATCGCCGCCATCTTCATCCATCCGCTTTGGTTTATGTTTGCACTCGCGGCAGTGTATCAGCCTTCTGCCAACTCCGTAGTATTCATTGCTCCAGACTTCATCTTCCCAGTATTTCTCTTCAATGGGATTGTCCAGTTCTACGATGACATGTGTTATCTCACTCATTCTTCTTTCCTCTCTGCCATTATATTAGCCTCTCTCATTGCCCTGAGTTGTTCAAGACATTCCCTGCAGACATCTTTGCCGCCGGTGATTTCATGATGGAACAAGAACCGTTTAACTCTTCGCCATCCGTAATCACTGCCTGCGTGTTTTCCGCAAATGTCGCAGATATAGACCTCTTTTTTTGCTCATTCTTCTTTGATTCCTTTCCAGTTGATCCGCTGTCCGCAATGAGGACAGTATTCATGCTGTTCGCCTTCAATCTCGAATGTGGATCCGCATCTAGGGCAGTCCCACATATCATAGACGGGCGATCCATCGCTGAAGCCATCACCCCAGACATCAGGATATTTCGGCACTTGTTTCTCCAGTGCTTCCTCAGCTGCAGCTGGGCAATAGTTCAGCGCCGGAGGAATGTCCCGGATGGCGTCATACATTTCATCTACATGCAGAGCGTTTTCGAGCACTACATCAAGCGCCTGCTTTTTGCTGATCAATTCGTTCGTCATGCTTTCACCGGTAAATTTCTGACTTTCCCGCGCTTCGCATCGATGTCACCTTTCTCCAGGCAGATATACCGCTCTGTAGTTTCGGCAGATCCGTGCATGTAAAACTGCTGGACAAGATGGATGTCATGAGTCTCGTCATACAGCCATCTGCCATATGACTTCCTCAATGAATGCGCACCGACCGTGTACTTGACGCCGACCTGATCCGCCAGAGCCTTGATCCGGCGCCATGCTGTGACCCGCGTAATAGCATCGTATTTGTTCTTGAATGTTTTGAAGAGGAATTCATGATCTGTGAGCCCGAAAGCATTGATATACTTCTGGACCTCATTGAATACTTCTTTGTCCATCTCATACTGATGCCGTTTCTTTGTCTTGAATTCCGTGATTGTAACGCGGCCGCCCTTGAAATCTCTTGCTCTCATCTCGCACTCGACCTCGATCCGGCACCCAGTGTTCACGCCGATCAACAAAAGCATGTAATCTCTATATGCTTTGTAATAGCTTTCAGAACCTGGCTTACATTTGTCGCGGTTGATCAGAGCCTGTGTGCTCATAGCGGCATAGTCAGCTTTTGTCAACGGTTTCGTAATATTCTGACCGAGGCGCTTGACCTCTCTTGTCTTTGCCTCAGGCCCCTGCTTGATCAGATCTCTTTTGTACTGTCTCGCCATACTCTCCTCCTGATGGCATATTCTTCAAAGCGTTTCATAAAGTCAGCACCAGATAGATCGCCGTGATCGCAATCGCCGCCATGCCGGCAATCATGCTGACGGCAGCTGTCACAAGAGATATGTCGAAGATCCGATCCCAGATGTTGTCATTAAGTTCTTCGCGATCCGGCTGATCCGGAAGCCTGTTCATCAGAATCGCTGAGATCACAGTGAGCGTGCCGGCGGCAAAAGCTATCGTCATCAGAACCTTGAAGATAATTCTGATCGTTTCATTCATAATCGCCATCCTCAAACGGTATCCCACGCCCATGTTCATAGTCGAGATGTGCAAAGATGTCTTCAATGCTCTTAGCAAGCATGACATTCACAGCCTTGGATGTATTGCGGCCGCAGCAGTCATTCCAAAGCAAATAAAGCTTCTCGCCGACGATATTGAACTGCTGCATTCTTCTGAAGCCGGTGGTCGCTTTTTTCCAAAACTCAGGTTCCTGGGCAAACGCTTCCCTTACAAACGCCGCGGCGCCGATATTTCCGCAGTCGATTTCCCGAAAGAAATCTTGGACAAGGCGATGCGCAGGGTTAACCCCGATGCCCGTGTACGGCGTATCTTTTTTCTCTGATTCCATCATGATCCTCCTGATATTCATCGATCTGCCGAACGATCTGAGCCGCTGCCAGTCTCCAGTTCTGCCGGATGGCCTCGGTTTTCAGATCGATCTGCAGGATCTGATTCTTTTTGAACTCGATCCGGAAGGCTGTGAACCCGTCGATCGCGTCATACATGCCGACGAGGATCTTCACCTTCCGGGTTATCATTGCTTCCTGTATTGCCCTGGCTGTGTTCTCATTCAGCCTGTTTGACATAGAGCGGGTGAGTGCCTTCAATCAGCTGGCGCTCTTCTGCTGTCATAACAAAGCCGAACTGTTCAAGGAACTCATAGATCTTTTTGTTTCCGATAACCTTGTCACTGTTCCCATTGAACCGGCCTTCCCAGTCGTATGTCTCGCCTGCTTCATCTTCACGGATCATGTAGGCGACTATGATGAGCGCTTTTACCGGGTTCTGATCGTACAGAGCGGCGATCTGTTCAGCTGCCTCTTCAGCCTTCCATGACTTTTTCTTCGGGTCGAAGATGTTTCTGAACAGCTGCATATCAAGCCCGCTGTGCCATCCGGCCATGTATGCGACCATCTCTGTGAGAAGCTCTTTCCGTGTTTCATGCTGATTCACCGGCATCCACTTCAGGTCCTTAATGAAGTCCGTGCGGCGGATCCTCGCTCTTGTAAACTCATCGGAAAGCAGCTGTTTGCACTTCTGCCGCTTATCAGCCTCGGTCTCCGGTTTAGGTTTCGGATGCGCATATCTGACATAAATCTCAATGCCATAGCTGTTGATGCTATAGCCGACCTGGTCATCCGGATCAAGATCCTTCGGATATACCGGTTCAAGATCTTCCCTGCCGTTATAAAAATATGAGTTACACTCCCACTCTTTGCTTCTGGGAGTGCCCAGCTCGATCGCGTTATGCTGCTTCAGAAACGGAAGAACCACTTTGTTCATCCATTTCCTGCTATCATCCTTCCTTTTTGCGATTTCGAGATCTCTTCTGAATGTGCCGGTTCCGATCGAGTTCATCAGAAGATCGTTTCTGAGTTTCGGATCCTCAATTTTATCCAGGTCAATGAAGTCCTGAATGCTTGCGCCGCCGATGAATGCGGTCCGGACATTTTCCTCACTGAATTTCAGCAGCGTCCGCCGGGACTTGATCGTCGCTTTTGAAAAACCGGTCTTCTCGGCGAGAGTCGCTTCCGAGATTCCCAGATCAAGGCACATCTGAATACCCTTCGCTTCTTCAAGCGGAGTCAGATCCTTCCGCTGCATGTTTTCAACGAGCATGATCTGCTGGATGTCTTGATCTGTGAGATTCTTGGCTATCGTGACCGGCACTGTCTTCAGACCGGCACGTTTCGCCGCTTCCAGTCTTCTATGCCCGATAATGACTGTGAAACTTGGTTCCATTCCGGGTTCCTCATGGCCATCCGGCACAACAGTCAGATTCTGCATAATTCCATGAGCCTTAATGCTCTGGGCAAGCTCATCGATGTCGGTGAGCTGTTCCCGCGGATTCTTCGGATGCGGGTGAATCCATTCAATCGGCATTTCAGCCATCATTCTGCCTTCCTTTCAAGATGTTCTTGATCATAATGCGGAGATAGCCTTCTCTGTTCTCGGCTTTTCTGTGATCCGGATCTGATTCCGGCCCATAGAGTGAGAACGAGGCGGCATAGATCTCCATCGCCTGATCGTCTGTACAGCTGTTCAGCATTTCCGCCTCTTTACCTCTGAAACTGTCCACCAGCAGGTGAAGCTTCCTGAGCGCCAGGACGGGATAGTTCGGCTGTCCAGTGTCTTCGATGATTCCATATACTTCCTGCATGCGCCTGTATTCGAGATCAAGCTTTCCTCTGAAGGAAGGCCAGTCCACCTGCGCGCCCGATACATCATCAATAATTTGATTACATTTCATTTGATTACATTCTATTTGTGCGGAATCCGTAACAGTTTCCGCTGAATCTGTCACAATTTTCAGATTTTTGTATACATTTTTGTTGAAACCGTCACAGAGAAAACAACCTTTGAGCTCGATCTGCTTTGCACGACCGTAATACTCACAGTATTGCCGCTGTATGGCTGCCGAAGTTAGCACTGCATTGGTTTCGAATTGACGTTTGTCAAACAATTCCAGGTCTAAACAGTCCGACAGAATTTTTCTCACTTTTTCCAGTTTCACTGAAATTGAGCCGGCGAAGATCTCGGCCGTTTCGGGATCCCACTTCATGTAGTAGCCCTCATGCCCATAGATTTGCGACAGCAACTCAATCCAGACGTATTTACCCAATACCGGCCAGCGTGCTTTCAACCGGATGAGCTTTGAATCTTCATTTGTGACGAGATAGAAAGTCTTACAGCCTTTTTGTTTGACCATGCTTTTACCTCGGACTGGTCAACGGCTGCAGAGTCGCCAGGATTGACCGTTTGACCAGAACTTTCCTTTCCTATAACTTTGAATTCTCTGCAGCCATTGATCTGATCCGGTAAAGGATCTTATGCAGCTCTTTGATTGTCACTCCTTCCTTTTTGAGAGCCGCATAATACTTATCAGAAAGCGCCGCAATCCGCGCCTGCTGGTCCATTTCGGTGTTCTCGATCTTCCGCTTGCTCATGATGCAGATCCTCCCAGGTCGAACGGGGACATCTGAAACTCATTGGTTGCGGAAACATTGCCGGCATTCCAGTCATTGGTGACTTCGGCGACTGTGTGCTTTGTGGGAGTCCTGAGCTGGCAGTTCGGACACTGGATATAAACGCCATAACCGCCGTGCTCTTTTGTAGCGTCCCAGTCTGTCAGGATCTTTGGAGTACTTCCGCAGGAACATCTCTTCAGCCTGAAATCGTTGCGCTGAGTCATCTCGTTTCCTCCGGCGCCTTCATAGCATGCCGGCCAGTGAACGGTTTGCCGTTCTTCAGCTCATAGAGAGCCTTGAGAAGATCTTCAGATGACAGATAGATGTCGATCTGCTCGGTTCCCTGCCCGATTGTGATATTGATTGTCGAACTGCTGGGCATCGCCACATAGAGAGCCTGATCGCGCCCGTGTCTGTCTTTCGCTCCTACACGGAATCTCTTTCCTAACATACGAAGATCCTCCAGATGGTTGCGATCACAGCCATGGCGATCGTGGTGACGAATGCGATGCAGTTACAGGTGTCAATGTCGTCATCACTGTAGGTGTCAGTGATTTCGAGTTCATAGTTGCCGATTTCGATTTTCATTTTGTTTTTCCTTCCTATTTGTTAAAATGGAAGTGTTCAATTTAGAACACTTGTTGATTGCGGTATGCTCTGCTACAGCTGCCGCATTTTTTTATTCTTCATTTGCGTGCGCATTGAATGCATTGAAGAAACCGAGGACTTTGCCCAACAGATCGGACTGGATGATAAAATCAGAGACTGAATAACCGTCATCGATCATGCAGCTGAGTGACTGTGAGAGTGCCGATGCCAGCTCGATCAGATTGTTTATCATTTCGCGTATTGCATTGTCGGTGTCTTCGACTTCATCCGTTTCTTCAGATTTTCTGAACAAACTGTCAATGAAGCTCTTTCCTTCGTCTTCCAGGTTGAACTTGAATGTGACGCCGCCATCTTCTTTAATGACTTCTTTCAGATCGCCGAGCTTCTTTGTTGATGAATAATTGAATTTCATTTCGTTCCTTTCTTTTTGCTTTTTCGAATTGTTTCGGTCATCGTGATATACTCCATTTTTGAAAGGAGAAATATATGGACGATGATAAAGTGATCCACGATCTCGTTATGGCTGCGGCAATTCATTACGCAGACACAGCCAATAAGAATCTGATCGACGACGGACAGCCGCCACTCTCCGGCGAAGATTATGCCTATTACTTAGTTCGTGGATACAAAGAGCTGTATCAGACAGTAGTGAATCAGTATAAAGATTGACCGATCTATTCAGACTCACTAATGTCCGGTGCGGGCATTTTTGCGATGTGGTCGATATATTCGGCTACATCTTTTAATATTGCCTTTGCCTGTCTTGCCGTCTCACAGGACTCCATGAGCGTTCGCAGGATTTCCTTCTCTGCTGAAACCATCAGCCGATACTTTTCTCTTCTGCCGGTTGTGGCCGATTCTTCCGCCAGATCGTCCCTGAGATTTGTTCCTAATCTTGGAAGCATTTTTCCCTCCTTCCTATGCGGTACTGACCGCATTTTTGATTTGTCTTGCCAATAGGTTGTAATCGGTGCCGGCCACTTTCATGACCGTCTTGAAGCGAGCTTTGTTCTCGTAAATCAGATACTCACCGAGTTCTTCTCTGTCTCTCTTGATCGCCAGGATCCAGATCTTCCGGGCTTTTCGCTGGGACACCCTCAAGAGGATCCGGATATCCGTAGCGTTCAGATATGACTCACTGAGCAGCTCTTCTCTGGTCTTAGGCATTTGTTCCTCCTTTCTTTGTGTATTTAAAATACACTCAATAGTCAAAAAATAAGAGTTGTTACTGCTTTTCTGGTTTTGTTTCGATGTTGTGAATGTCGATGCCAGTCACATCGGTCAGTCCGATGAGATCGTCCGCTGTCATTCTTGCACGCCCAGCTCTGACAGCGCACAGATGATTAACATCTATGTCGGCAGCGATAGCGAGCTGTTCGGTTGTCATTTTCTTATATGCACATAGTGTGGCGACGTTCATTTTGACGTCCTTCATTCGCGTCTCCTTTCTTAAGTGTATTATAAATACACTGAAACAATATCATTCTCATTTGTGTACTGTCAATACACAAAATACATTCATTTTGAACTTTGGCTATTTTGAGTGTATTATGTTTGTGAGGGAGCATATGAATAATACCAAGAGGAAGCAGTGCATCGGCACTGAATTGAGAAAATTGCGACGATCAAGAGATAAAACTCTAGAGCAGGTTGCGAATGCTGTCGGATTGAAAAAGACGACAATCGGAGCGTATGAAAAAGGCCGCATCTCGATCCCGATCGACAATCTTGATGATATCTGCACTTTTCTCGGAGTTGATTACATTGATTTTCTGAAGCAAGTTCAGAACAAACTGAACGAAGAAAAATGATCTTCCTACGTCGCCCAAACCCAGGAAGATCATGCACGATAAGACTGATCTTTTATCGTGCCTCCATTATAACAGAAAGAAGGAGGCTTTTATAATGCCTGTTTACAAAGATAAAGAACGCGGAACCTGGTTTGCAAAGATTTCAGCAAAGGATCCTGTGACCGGAAAGTATAAGCAGATCCTGAAAAGAGGTTTTTCCACTAAAAGAGAGGCATCTCTCTGGGAATCTGAGCAGAATGTGTCGTCTGTTTCTCAGACATCAATTACCTTCCGGGAAATGGATGAGAAATACATTGAATACAAGAACGCCAGGAAGCAGTCCACAAAGGACCAGGAGCGCAGCCGAGTCAATAAATATGTGACTTTCGCAGATGTGCCGATGTCGAAGATCTCAAAAACCGTATTGATGGAGTGGTATACCACTCTGATCCAGATGAACATGAGCACATCTTTGAAGAATTACTGCATCGGCCTGGTCCGCGGCGTATTCAGATTTGCACATGAATTCTACGATCTGCCGAATGATGCTGCATTTCTGAAAAAGCTCAAAAAAGAAAAAAAGAAAGATGAGATGCTGACATGGACTCCGGAAGAGTTCAATCAGTTTATCCAGTGTGTCCACCTGGCACATTATCGAAACATATATACATTTATGTTTTGGACCGGTTGCCGCCGGGGTGAAGCGCTGGCGCTGAGAAAACAGGACTATCACAACGGCACGATCCGGATCCATCACCAGATCAAATATGAGCAAGACGGATTTATGCCATTGAAGACAGATTCGTCCGAGAGAACAATCACTTTATCAGGCCCTCTGAGAGCCACAATTGACGCTATAGCAGCACAGATCAATGAGGATGAGTATCTCTTCGGTTTTGATCATCCGATCCCCATAACGAATCTACAGCGCTATTTCACACGCGGAATTAAAGAGAGCGGAGTAAAGAAGATCCGGATCCATGATCTCCGGCACAGCTTCGCAACGAACATGATCCATGCCGGAGTTAATATTGTGGCTCTTTCTAAATATCTCGGCCATTCAACCATCCAGCAGACTCTGGAAACATATGTACACGCCTTGGAAAAAACCGATAATGAGATGGTCAGAATCATTGAAAATCTCCAAAAAGCATAAAATTTGTATCATTTTTGTATCACGGATTAAAAAAGCCCAGTATTTACTGGACTTTTTTAAGTATGGCGCAGGAACAGGGAAATAATTGAGACGCTTCACAATGCTGCAAAATGTGCTTAAATACTGCATTTTTTAACATTCTGATTACCTCGAAAAATATGGTTTTTCATAATTTTTGTATCAAAATTGTATCACGGAGAATGATAAGAAAATAAAAAAAGACCGTCACCCTTTCGAGCGACGGTCTGAACCAATATGGGGGTTGAAAGAGGGCTCCTTTCTAATTAATTTAATGTATTGGTTTTCTTTAAGTATGAAATTGTTTTCCGAAGCAAATGCCCACGGCAGTCATGCATTGCTTCTTATTTAATTGTTCGGAATACAATCACCGGAATCAGATCATAGGCGCTACTCACCCTCCTGCTGATCCTCCGGATCTTCCTTTTGATCAGCCGGCTGAAGCTTTTTCGCTTCGATGTCGGCTTTTCTTTTTAATAAGTCGATCATATTCGCCAGTGCCGGCGTGATCGGCACACCCATGAGCCCGGCAAGTTTGTATTAAGTGTCAGATCGAGCTGGGCGGCGATCAGAACGATCGCAAGTGTCATGCCCTTCCGGATCAACCCTTTCCAGCCGGCACGGCTTTCCAGTCTTCCGGTCTCGGTCTTCTTGGAATTGTGGAAGACAGCCGCCACGATCAGCCCGGAAATATAGTCCACGGCCATGGCAATGACAAGGAAAGACATTCCCTGTGTCCATCCGCCATACGCCTGGGCAATCATCGCACACGCTGTCGCGATCAGCACTTCCGCACCGGAAAGCTTCGGAACGAACTCATTCCAAAGCTTTGCGATAAAGTTTTCCATAGCGATAGCCCTCACTGAACGATGCAGTCGCTCTTTCTGACTGCACCCATGACGACTCTGCCAGCGTTGAAGACGACTCTGTCTCCATTGATCTGCGTGACAGTGTAGATCGTGTTATAAACTTTTGCGGCGAAGCCTACACGCTTGCCGTACTGCATCGCGCCGTTGCGGATCCTGATTCTGGATCCGACCTTCACGATCTTCACGGCTGTGGCTGCTGTCAGATACTGGCTGTACACATGGCCTGTGTAGCTCTTGCCGTTGTATGTTGCGATCACATACATCCACTTGTATGATCCCGCTGCAGTGTAGTAACCATAGCACTGGCACTTCGTGCCTTTCGGCAGAACGGCATAAGAAGCATAATCGGTGAAGGACTTAGCTGCACCAAGCCCGTTGTTTTTCGGCGCCGGTGCGACCGAGCTTACAAACTTATCATTGTAGATGAAGCCTTCGAGCTGCTGGCCATAGATCGAATACGGCGGTTTCAGCAGAGTCGTAAAGAATCTGGTCCCACCGTAGTTGCTCTGCGCGACGAGGATGGATCCGTCCGCATAGATTGCGACGACGATACCGACATGGCCGCAGCCGTCGTTCCCATTCCAGTGAGCGCCCTGCCTCCAGCAGATTGCAGCACCGAGCTTCGGCGTGGTGCCGGTTTTCATGCCGTTGGCTTTCGCCATGATCAGCCAGTCTTCGGCGTTGCATCTCGGAATCCTTGCATCTGCCTTGATACCGGCTTCTTCAAGGAGTGCACCGTAGGCGTAACCGACGCAGTTAGGCAGGCAGCTGTTGCCGCTGATCTTGATGCAGAGGTTA